TGTCCTGGCGGCGCAGCGGCGGCAGGCTCATCAGCGCTGGCCTCCGCCCGCCGGCGGCACCACCGTGCCGGGATGGCGCGCCCACCAATCCGCCACGCCGCGGCCGGCGGTCGCGGCCGCGCCGAGCCAGCCGGCGGTGCTGGTCCAGCCGGCCTGGTCGGCGAGCAGCAGCGCGCGCTGCGCGGTGCCGGCCGCGCCCATGCGCGCGCTGGCGGCGTCCAGCGCCGTGCTGGTGGCCATCACCTGCAACTGCCGTTCGGCATCGCGCGCGGTCTGTTCCGCCACCGTCGCCGGCGTGCCGTCCTCCAGCGCCAGGCCGCCGGCGGCATAGCGCGCGTTCTGCGCGGCCAGCACGCGCAGCAGCTGCTCGCGCGTGTTCAGCGCCTCCATCTCGCCGCGCTGCTCGATGCTGCGGGCGGAAAGTTCCTGCTGCCGCGCCTGGATGCCCAGCAGCGCCGCCTGGTTGCGCATGGCGCCGGCCTGCTGCTGCGCCTGCATGAGCTGCAACCCGGCCGCCGCGGCACTCGCGACGGCGGAGACGATGACAGCCACGGTGGCGATTTCGGCCATGCTCAGCCCCCCAGCGCCACGGTCAGCGCCACCGCCTGCACCGTCAGCGGCGCGGGACGGTCGGGCGGCTGGCTGATGGTGACGGCTTGCCGGCCGGCCCAGCCGACCAGCCCCTGCAGCCGGTCATCGCCCGAGCGCCAGACGGGCGGCGGCGGCGGCACCACATCCAGCGGCGGCGCCGGATCGTCGCCCAGCGTGCGCGTGTTCAGCGTGGTGCCGCGCAGGTCATAGGGCCCCGAGCGGTGCACCCGGATGGTGGCCTCCACCAGTCGCAGGCGGCGGCCGATGGCCGGGCCCTCCGCCGCGCGGGGTTCGATCGGCATGGTCGCGATCTCGACCGGCACGCCAAGGCCGATCTCGGCCGTCAGGCATTCCCGCGGCAGGATGATGGCGCCGGAGGGCGGCACGGTGATGGTGCCCTCGGGCCGGCCGTCCAGCAGCATCACCGCTTCCCGCCCGGCCAGATGCGCAAGGCCGGTCAGGCTGCCGACCGGCGAGGCGAAGGAGAAGCGCAGGCCGTGGTCCAGCAGGCAGAGCGGATCGAGCAACAGCAGCCGCACCGCGCCGTCGCGGCCGCTGGCCAGCCAGACGGTGCCGTTGGGCAGCGCCGCCACCCCCCGCACGTCGCCATCCACCGTCCAGCGCGCGAAGGCCGTGACTTCCTGGCTGCGCAGGGTGGACAGCACGGTGATGCCGGCCGGGTCGGGCAGCAGCACCAGGTCGGCGTCGTCCTGCGCCGCCGCCTTGCGGATCACCACGTCGCGCGGGTCGAGGATCAGATGCGGCGCCAACAGGCTGGCCAGGTCGGCGCGCCAGGCCTGCTCGATCTCGGAATAGACGAACTGGCGCAGCGCCGCGCCGCCGCGCTGGACGAACATCACCGCCCCGTCCACCTCATCCACCCGGGCATAGCGCTTGATGCCCCGGCGCGACTGCTCCTCGATCGCCACATTGGTGGGCGTGATCGGCGGCGCCACCGTGATGGCGTGCTCGGCGCCGCTCGTGAAGATCAGCAGGCCGCGATGCGGCAGCAGCTGATGCACGGCATTCAGCTGGTCGGTGTCCAGCGTCAGCATCATGCCGTCGTCGTCGTTGGTGCCCAGGCCGAGGTCGAAATAGGACCCGACCTTGGAGGCGAGCAGCGTGGTCGGGCGCGACTTCAGGCCGCCGAGCCACATCCGCCCCTGGTGGAAGCACCCGCATTCCGGCCAGCCGCGGCTGGCCGAGATCACCGGCTCCGGCCCGCTGCCGTAGTCCCATGTCGGGATGTTGGAGAGGGCGAGCGCCGCGCTGGTCCAGCTGGTGTCCGACCCGGCGCGCTGGATGCGCCAGGGCGCCAGGTCGTGATGCAGCAGGATCAGCGTGTCGGCCGACTGCGTCCAGTTCGCCTGCTGCGCGATGGTGGCGCCCCAGGGCTGGCCCGTGGCGGTGAACAGCAGCGTGCCGTCATTGCCGCGGAACACCCGGAACCCGCCGTCATAAAGCGCGATCAGGAAGGTCTGCGCGGCCGAGAAGGCGAAGGGGATCAGCCGCAGCCCGTCGCCCGCCTCGGCCGGCAGGGTGGCGATGTGGCGGAAGCCGGGCCGGCGGGTCACGCCGCCCTGCGGCAGCGGCACCACGTTGCGCAGCCGCGCCGCGCCTGCGTAGTAGCGCGAGACCTCGATGCGGGCATCGAGCCTGGGATCGAGCTCGCCCGAGGTGAAGCTCGTCTGGATGCTGCGCAGCGTGCGCATCACACCCCCCCGTGGCGCGCCGCGATCAGCGGGAAGTCGTGCATCGCCGCATGCGGCTGCTGCTGCGCCTCCACCCGCCGGGCGGCGGCGAAGGCCTCGGCCGCGCGGGCGGACCAGAGTTGCGCATCGGTGGCGCTGCCGGTGATGGCGAGCGCCAGGTCGGCGGCGAGCTGCGCCCGCGCATAGGCCACCAGATGCGGCGGCCACTGGCCGAGCGGCGGCTCCCGCCGCACATCGGCCCAGGCGTCCTCGGCGTCCGCATGCAGCTCGGTGCCGACCACGCGCCAGGAAGCAAGCGGCGCGCCCTGCGGATGGCCCAGCACGCTGCGCAGCTCGATCAGCCCGGGCGGCAGGGCGAAGGCGTATAGGAAGCCGCTCTCCGGCGGGTCGGCCAGGCGCGAGAGGCGGATCAGCGCGATCGTGCAGGCCCAGGGATGCGCCACCAGCGCCGCCTCCAGCGTGACGGGGCCGATGCGGAACAGGGTGGAGGCGAGTTCCGTGCCCTCGTCGACTTGCGCCACAGGCTGCGCGCCCAGCAGCGCCAGCGCCTGGTTGCCGATGGCAAGCGTGGTGTGGCTGTCCATCAGCCGCCCCCGCAGGCGGCGCGGATGCGCGCGCGCAGCGCGCCATAATCCTCGACCATCCGGGCCAGCGCCGCGCCTGGCGGCAGCGCGTCGAGCTCGGCGGCGGCGCGCGCCTGCAGCGCGGGCGGGTAGGCCTCGACCCAGCCGCACATGGCGGGCCGGATGTCAGAACCGCCCGTCGCGCAGCCGCCGAGCAGCGCCGCCGTCGCGGCGATAGTGGTCAGCCGCCTCATCCGCCCTCTCCTGCCGCTGCTGTTCCGCGCGCCTGGCCGCGAGCTCCGCCGCGCGCCGCGCATCCGCCCGGCCGCGCCCGTAGAGCGCCAGCGCCGCCGCCAGCACCGCGGCCGCCGCCGCCAGCCATTCGCCAAGGCGGGCGCCGAGCCGCCCGATCATGCGCCCCTCCGCGCGCGCTGCCAGATGAACCAGGCGGCCACCGCCAGGATCAGCGCCACCGCCACCAGCGGCGAAAGTTCCCGCAGTGCGGACAAAGCAGGGGCCGCCTGCGCCGCCGCCTCGGCCAGCGGCTGCACCACCGCCACCGCCGCAGCGCCGGCCGCCGCCGTGCCGGCCGCCGCCCGCGCCGTGCCGGTGTGCATCACCCCGGCCGGCTGGTCCGGCACCACGCCCGCGAGCCGCAGCCCCTCGTCCAGCGTGGCGTCGTCATAGGGCTGGCCGCCGAGCTCATGGGCTATGATCGCCTCGACCAGCGGGCGCAGGTCCGCGTGCCGGTGCAGGTCGAGCGTGTCGCGCAGGCCGCGGCCCATGCGCCGCGCCACCGCCGCCATGTAGGCCATGGTGTCGTTCTCCGTGGGCGGCGCCCAGCGGCGGATGATGCCCTCAATCGTCCGCAGCCCGTGCCGGTCCTGGTAGGTGATGAGCAGCACGGCCAGCGCGCGGATGCCGAAGGCGTGGGAGCGGAAGCGGCAGAAGCGGCCGTCGGAGGGCGGATCATCCAGCCCCTGCCACTTGTTGGCCGGGTTGTGTTCGATGTTGCCGGGGTTGCGGTTGCGCCAGCCGCGGCTCTTGCGGGGGTCGAGGCTCATTTCGTGCGGTCCTCCTCGGCCGGCAGGACGCGCGAGATCAGGCGGTCGATCCCGCGCGCGCCGAGATTGGCCAGCATCACCGTCAGCACGATGCGGGTGCTTTCGTGCTCCAGGTTCAGCAGGGCCGCGGCGTGCCAGCCCAGCAGGGCGAAGGCCGCGATCAGCGGCGCCTCGTAGAGGATGGCCGTCAGCGCGCGGCGCAGGGTCAGCGGCACGTCGCGCCGCGCCTGCAGCAGCAGCAGGGAACGCCCGGCCGCTGCCGCCGCCAGCGCCTTGATCCAGGCGGGGGCGTTTTCGAGGAAATCGTTCATCGGCGCCCTGCCAGCCCGCATCGCACCGCCTATTGCCGCACCCGCGCGGCGCCCATCAGCTCACCACCGCGCCATCGGGCCGGCGCCGCGGTGCTCCATTGGAGCACCCCGGTCGCCATCTCGCGGCCGTTGAAGACGCCCACGGCCTCAGTCGCTGTTGGTCACGGTCAGCGCCGTGACGTTGGAGACGTCCACCGAGCTCGCGGTCTTGGTCATCACCACATGCCAGCCGGCGGTCTGCACCACGCCCGAGGCGTCGACGACCAGGACGTAGATCAGGTCGCCCACCTCCAGCACGGTGCGCACGTCGTTGAAGTAGCCGGCGGTATCCACCGTGGCGTGCGCGTCCTGCGTGCGGTAGGTGTGGATGCGCGGCGCGGTGCCCGTGGTGGCGGCGGCCGGGCGGAAGCCGATCATCTGGAAGGGCATGTCGGGGTCTCCTTACTCGACGCAGTCCACGCGGATGAGGCCCTGGGGGTCGATGACGACCGCGCCGGCGGAGAAGCGCTGCTCCACCAGCCAGGCGGCATGCGTCGGCACCCAGTTGATCTCGACCGGCCGTTCGGCGCCGATGGCAAGGCCCACGGCGCGGCGATCCCAGGCGAAGCACCGCCGCACGTTGGAGGCGATGGGCAGCCCGCCTTCGTCGCGCGCGTCGTCAATCATCAGGATGTCCAGCCCGTAGAGGTTCGGCACGCGGCCGGTGCGGGCGGTGGAGGTTTCGCCGAAGTCCCGGTTCTGCGCGATGGCGAGGCCGCGGATCTGGTCGTAGACCGTGGCCGAGACGAGCAGCTTGCGCTCGCCATAGGGCACGGCGCGGCTGTCGAAGATGCGCGCGATCTGGCGCAGCTTGGCTTCCGTCATGCCGGTGCCGCCGTCGGCGATGTCGGGGGTTGGCCGTTCGGCCACCATCTGGTCGATCGGCAGCTGCTCCTCCCGCCGCAAGATGGCCGCGACGATCGTCTCGACGAGATACGGGCGCTCGTCCGCCACCGTGCGGGTCTGGTCGATGTCGTCCGCCCATTCGGCGGCCGACCAGGCCTGCATGGTCGCCACCTTCTTGGTAAAGGTGACGCCGATGGGGATGCGCGGGCTGGCCGGCACATGGGCCCGCGCCATGCCGCGGTTGACCAGCGGGAATTCGGCGGTGGCGCCGGTGATGCCGGTCTTGACCGTCACATGCGGCCGCAGGACGCTTTTGCCCTGGTAGGCGACCTGGATCGCCTCGGAGAACCAGATGCGGGTGATGTTGTCGATGCCCAGACTGGACATGCCTGACCCTCATGCACGAACGAAGACATGCGGCTTTCGCCGCGGCTTGGTTCGCGTCCGATAGGCCAGGCATCGGCGGGGTCCGGCGCAGCGGATAGAGCCCACCTATCCCGGGTCGTAACGCTTCGGGTCTGACGCGCCCGCCGACGGCACGCCGGCCCAGGTCCGGCGGAGCGGATGGGGCCAGGCCGACGCTTGCGGCCACTCCGGTCCGGCGAGGCGGATGGGGCGGAGCGCCGCTGCGACCCCATGCCTAGACCACGCGAGTCGCGCCGCGCAACATTGTTTTTCTGAAGTGGGCGGCATCGGCCGAATGGCCCCCCGGAAGCATTCGGCAACCAGCGGAACGGCGCGCCGGCCTGGCACGGCTTGGCCGTTGTAGCTCACCCTTGCCTTCGCAGGATTTTCGCCTTATGTTCCAGGGCTCGATAGGCGAGGAGGCGGCTATGGCTGTGTTGAACCGGCCGCCGGTGCATCACCTGCGCTTCCGCCCCGCGAAGGCCTTCGCCGCGTTGCGGCAGATGCTGGCCTGGGCGCAGCAGGACGGCCGGGGCCCTGCGGATCTGCATACGCTGCTGAAGGCATGCTACTTCGCCGACAAGCGGCATCTCAACGCGCATTGGCGGCCGGTGTTCGGCGCCACCTATCGCGCCATGCCCTACGGCCCGGTGCCGCTCGAAATCTACGAGATGGCCAAGGGCGAGCCGCTGTGGCTGGGCGAGATCGGCCGAAGCGACTACCCTTGGCGCCGGGAGGGGTTCCGCCTCATCGCGACGGGGAACGAGCCGCTGGACACCCGCAGCCTGTCGCCCTCCGACCTCAAGGCGTTGCAGGACGGGTTCGCGCGGGCGCGCACGCTCACCTTCGACGAGCGCACGGCAGCCAGCCACGACCTCGCCTGGCACCGCGCCAAGCACGGCTGCATGGACTACGCCGACATGGTGGAAGAGGCCAATCCGGACCGCGAGGCGATCCTGGAGGCCCTTTACGACGACGGGCATCTCTGGCGGGTATGATCCTCCGCCCGCTCGACGTCATCTGGTTGTCGCCATGGTGCCGGGCCCGCCGGACTGGGTGTTCTTCCGCATCAACTCCCGCGACCACGATGGCCGCCATGGCTGCTATCGTCTGCGGCCAGGCTCCGTCGCCCTCGCACGCGCCCGCCATCCGTTCCTCGACCACGACAGCTTCCTCTATTGCGGCGGCCCGCCCGTCGCACTCGACGAAGGCCAGTTGGCCGATGCCGTTTCGCAGCAACGAATCCCTGAGCGCCGCGGGGTGGTCGGGCGCATCGCGCTGTTCCTGCTGCCGGAGATACGCACCGCTGTCAGCCAATCCGAGGTTCTGACGGAAGAGACCCGCGACGCCATCCTGGCGGCGCTCACGGACCTCGGCTGAGCGCGCGCCGTCACAACCCCTGCGGCAGTGTCCCGCGCGCCTCCAGCTCGCGCAGCGTCGCCACCGCGCGATCGAGCAGGCTCTGGTCTCCCTTTTGCAGCGCCTCGCGCATCATCCGCCGCGCATCGGCGTAGCTCATCGCCCCGGGATCGAGCGCCTCCACCGGCACCGGCTTCTCGCCCGTCATGGCGCGCAGCTTGGCCAGCGCGCGCACGCCATCGGCCGTCGAGATGCCGCGGAACTCCCGCGCCTCCTCCGCCGTCAGAATGCCCCGCGCCTCGAGGCCCTTGAGCCAGGCGCCGACCTCCGCCACCACCTGCCGCCCCGTGGGGCCGAGCCGCGCCAGCTCCGCCTCATAGGCCGCCCGCTGCGCCGCCGGGTCGGCCTGCGCCCCGGCCTGTTCGGCCAGGTGCCGCAGATAGGGGGCGACGATCGCCTCCAGCTGCTTCTGCGTCACGCCCGCCTTCAGCGCATTCTCCCGCACCGCCTTCCACACCGGATCGTCCGGGGCGGGGCGCAGCGCCTCGGGCAGCGCCTCCGCCTCGGGCAGGCGGTAGTCCTCCGCGCTGGCCGGCGGGTCGTCGCCGCGGCGGGCGATGCGCGTGCGCAAATCCGCCCAACTCTTGGCCAGGTGCTCGAGCTTCGGCGCCTTGGCCTTCTCGTCCCAGAACTGCTCGGGCAGCCACTCCGGCCGCCCATCGGCCGCTGGCGCGGCATCGCCCGCCACGTCGAACAGGCTCTCCGGCGCCGCAGGCGCGGGCGCGCTCTCGGCCGGCGCGGGTGTTGCGGCCGGCGTCGTGCCGGATACCCCCCCGGGGGCATTCGGCATGTCCGTCGTGATGACCTCGCTCATTTCACCTCGTCCTTCTCGCAAGCGAGCATCGCCGCGACCAGCGCACGGCAGATGCCGATCATCTCCACCAGCCGCGCCGCGTCGGCCACCAGGTCGCAGCGCGCGATCACGCGGCCCCCGGCCGCCGGGTGCGCGCCCACGGCGAAGACCACGCCATGGGTGTCGCAGTCGTGCATCTCGGCCCGCTCGACCCAGCCCAGCGCCTCGCGCGCCCGCCGGGCGAGGTGTTCGGCCACCCGCGCCCGCGCCTCGGCCGTGGCCGTCACGGCTCGCGCTCCGCCAGCGCCAGCAGCGTCCGCCACACCGCCTTGCCGCCTTCGGCATAGGCGGCATGCTCGGCGGTCTCGCCCGGCCGCCAGGACGGGGCCATGAGCTGCGCCTCCGCCACCGCCCGCAGCGGCCCGCGCACCACCCGCAGCGCCGCCGCCAGCGCCGTCAGCGCCTCATCCGCCGGCAGGCTCGTGTCCATCACCGGGTCGAAGGGCTGCCAGCCGCTCATGGCGCCGCCTCCTGCCCGGTGATCGCCGGGGCCAGATTGCCCACCGCCTGCGCCAGCACGGGGCTGGCCAGCGCCGCATCGCGCGCCTGCGCCTCGGCCTGCGCGCGCGCCCGCTCGGCCAGCTCCGCCTCGGTCGGAATGAGCTCGGGCGGCACGCCGGACCGCCAGGCCGCCCAGCGCCCGGTGCGCGCCAGGTCGATCCCGTTCTCCAGCAGCTGCTGCCCGAAGGGCCCGAGCGCCGCGCCGGCCTGGATGAAGCCCAGCACCGCCGAAAGGTCCGCCCGGTCCTGCGCCTGCGCCAGCGGGCTGACGGCACGGATGCGCACCACATCGTCGCGCACCGCCTGGAGCAGGCCGCGGAAGCGCTCGGCGGCGAAGACGCCGGCCTCCTCCAGGATGTCGAGGCAGCGCACCACCAGCGGGTTCAGCGCATCCGCCTGCAGCCGCCCGAAGGCCCCCGTGTCCTGCTGGAAGCGCCGCACCCGCTCGGCCACCTCGGTCGCGGTCAGCCCCACCTGCACCTCGGGCGGCAGCGGATCGTCGAACAGCGTCTGGCGGATGGCGGTGCGCAGCCGCTCCATCAGGTCCTGGCTCAGCGCGAACTGCGCCGGCGGATCGAGCGGGCGGATCGACGGGCCCGCCGCGCCGCCATTGCTGCGCACCGGGATCAGCGCGCCCGGCACCAGCCGGATGGTGGCGGGGTTGATCACCCCGTCATCGGCCACCGTATAGGCCGGCGTGACGGCGAAGGAGGCCGCGCGCAGGTAGAGTTCCATCAGCTTGTTCAGCACCCGGATGTCGGGCAGCGCCGCCGCCAGCGGCCCGCGGCCATGCGTCTCGCCGGGGCTCTTGCTCCAGCGCGTGACGATCCAGGGGCAGGTGCGGTAGCGCCGCTCGGCCAGCACCGCCTTCGATGCGCGATGGATCACCGTCATCCGCCAGGCGTCCTCCTCCGGGTCGAAGACGGTCGCCTGGGTCAGCTCGATCACCCGCTCGGGCTCCTCGCGCTCGGCCCGCGCCACCTCCTCCGGCACCTCGGCGAGGTCGGGATAGAGCCGGCGCAGGACCCTGGCGGCGATGTTCTGGCGGAAGAACACCCCTTCCACCGTGCCCAGCGGCCCGTCGTCGAAGGCGACCAGCGCCGCCGGCACCGCCTGGAAGCGCAGCAGCGGCGCGCCGGCACGGCGGGCGGAAAGCCGCCCGTTCTCGACCAGCAGGCAGCCCACGCCGGCGGCGAGATCAAGCGCCCATTCGTTGATCACCTGGTCGAAGTTGCTGGCATGGATGGCGGCGAACAGCATGTCGGTCGCCGCCGCCAGGTCGCGCGCCACGTCGGCCGCCGTGGCCGATCCGGTCATCTCCGGCGGCAGGGCCAGCTGCGCCCAGCGCTGCTGCGGCGGAAACAGCGCCTGCTGCAGGCGGTTGGCGAAGCGCGCCACCGCGATCACGGCGGTGCTGTCATACACCTTCACCGTGCGCTCGGCCCCGTAGCCATAGGCCTGCCAGGCGTCGCGCTCGGGCATGGCATAGGCGTAGATGTCGCGCATCAGTGACGCGAAGGCGTCGCGCTTGCGCTCCGCCGCCTCGATGCGCTTGAGCAGCGCTTCCGGCGCCTCGGCCACGGCTCAGCCCCCGAGCAGCCGCTGCATGGCGAAGGGCAGCGGCTGGTCTTCCGTGCCCGCCTCGCTGCCGCCGAGCAGCAGCGCCCGGCCGCGGAAGCGGTTTTCGCGCGCGCGCCACCGCGCCTCCTCCTGCGCCTTGATCTCGGCCTCCCGCGCCGCGATGCGCGCCTCCTGCTCGCGCAGCAGCTGTTCCTGCCGCGCGAGCAGCGCATCCATGGCCGAGGTGTCCACGCGCTTCAGCTTGCCGCCCATCTCATGCCCCCTGTGCTGCCGGATAGGGCGCGACCGGCCGCGCCCCCATGCGAATGACGGCGCGGCGCAGCTGCCGCGGCGTCCAGATGCGCCACCCCGCAAGGCCGAGCAGCGCCTTCGCCACCTCCACGCAGGTCATGGGCGGGCGCAGCGCGGCCCGCCGCTCGACGGCGCGCGGCCGCACCCTCAGCGCCTCGCCCTGCCAGGACCACATCAGGCCGCGCGCGCAGCTCTCGGCCGAAAGCTCCACCCATTCCAGGCCGAGCACGCTGCCGGCATGGTCCAGCACCAGCGTCCGCGCCGGCCCGGCCGGCACCAGCGCCACCACATGCGCCCGGTGCCGATCGGTGAAGACCCGCTGCCACCAGCGCAAGCCCGCGCTGGCCGCGCGCGGGCGGAAGACCAGGAACACCTCCTCTGGCACCGCCGCGCCGGTCATGGCATCCTGCCCCTGTGAGCGAGACGCCCGACACCCTGGTGCTGGCCCTGCTGCGGCGGCTCGATGAGCGCACCGCCCGCATCGAGGACCGGCTCGCCACCATCGAGCGGCGGCTGGCGCTCTCCGGCCGCGTCGCCCGCATCGAGCGGCGGCTCGACCTCGCGGAGGGGTAGTCGACGCAGCGCTTGGCGCGGGACGACCACGCGCCAGCCATCGGCGAACTCGATCAGCGCCGCGCACAGGGCGCCCGTGCGGATCAGCCGGCACAGCTCGCCGCCACGGCGGCCCGACCGGTAGGCATGCGTCGGCCGCCAGGCCCGCGCCTCGCCGACCAGCCGGCGGGTCTCGGCCGCCGCCTCTGCCGCGCGGGCCAGCCGCGCCACCGCCTCAGCCGTCATAGCCGAGCATGTCCCGCAGCACGGAGGCCTCGTATTTCACATCCTCCGGCACCGGGCAGTCCTCGGGCAGCAGCTCGGCCGCCTGCTCCAGCAGGATCAGCGCCAGATGGACCAGCGCACGCGGCTCCGGGGCGCAGATGTCCTGCGCCGACCACAGATGGTTGCCCACCATCACCAGCGCCATGGCGTCCGCCGGCAGGCCCTGGCGCAGCACCGCCATCGCCTCGCGCAGCCGCACGCGCTCGGCCAGCTTCTCCGGCGCGCTCACCGCGCCACCGGCCGTGTCGCGGCCGCCCCCTGCTGGTGCCGCCACTGGTCGTGATGCGCCCAGTAGGCGCGCAGGATCGCGGCCGCGTGCTCGCCCGGCTCCTCCCCATGCGCGGCCGCCCGCGCGGTCAGCCAGGCGGCGAACATGCTGTCGAGCTCGACCGTCATGCGCAGCGGCGCCGCCGCCTCGGGCGCATCGCCCGCCACAGGTTCCAAGGTCAGGGCCATGCCATCGTCTCCTTCGCGAAGGGGTTCCACTCGATCCGCGCCTGCATCGGCAGCGGCCGGCGCAGCGCCGGCCGCGCCGAGGCCTCGGCCAGCCCCTCGGCATCGAGCAGCGCGTATTGCGCCGCCTCCACCAAATGGCTCGCCCAGTTCTTCACCGCCCGGTCGCCGCGCCGCCCGGCCGTGACCTGCCAGCGGTAGTCGCGCGCCAGCGCACGCGCCATCAGCCGGCAGGAGGGGTCGAGCACCAGGCCGGGCCTGCCGCCTTCCAGCAGCCGCGTCAGCGGCCGGCGCAGCGCCTCCATGCGCAGCGTCGGGTCCTGGCTGCGCGCCGTCGTCACCGGCAGCCCGGCCGCGCGCGCCACGATCTCGATCCAGGAACTCTCGCCCGCTTCGCGGTCGGCGCCAAAAGCCGCCGCCGGATCGGCCACCACCTCCGCCGCCACGCCGGGCGCGCGCTCGGCAAGCAAGCCCGCCAGCGCCTCGCCGAAGCGCTGCGGCCCGACCACGCCGGCGCGCTCGCGGTCATGCGTGGACAGTTCCGCCAGCATGCGCCACTGGCCATCGGGGGCGCGCTGCAGCACCGCCGCCGCCGGGCTGCCGCCGGCATCCACCCCGATGCGCAGCGGCGCGGCCGAAAGCACGGGCAGCGGCTTGGCCGCCACATGCACGGCTTCGGAAAACTCCGGATAGACGGCCGCCTCCTCGCGCACCAGGCCGGGGATGTTCTCGATGAAGCGCCGCCGCTCGTAATCCGGCAGCACCGCCGCCTGCTGGCGGTAGAAGTCGGGGCCGAGCACGGCGAGGTTCTCGGCCTCGGGGCTCAGGCCCGAGGGCTGGCGATACAGCACCCAGCCTTCGCGCGGGTTCTCGATCATCTCCCGTACCACCCAGCTGTCCGGCTCCGGCGCGTTGCAGGTGCCCCAGACCTGGCGCGGATTGATGGCCAGCGTCTCGGACGGGTAGCGGCCGGCGCGCTTGAACAGCGTCGCCATCACGTCGCCGTCCATCAGGTCGCATTCATCCACATAGGCGTAGGAGAACTCGAAGCCGCGCAGCGCATCGTCCACGCTCTGCTCGCCAATGCCGCGGAAATGCACCTCCAGCTCGATGCGCCCGCCATCCGGATGGCGCAGGGGGATGGCATGCCGCTTGGGGCTGCCCTCCTTGCCGACGAAATGCCCGAGGCTGCGCGGATACCAGGCGAGCCAGGAGGGGATGGTGCTGGCCTCCATGTCGGTCATGCGCTGGCGCATGACCAGGAAGCGCACCCTTCTCACCCCGGGCGCCGTCAGTGGCCACTTGAAGGCGGCCAGCACGCCGCGCTGCAGCCCCGTGACGGTCTTGCCGCCGGCCGCCGGCCCCATCAGCACCGAGACCGGCGCCGTCGTGTCCACGAAGGCCGTGCTGACCGGCCCGGGGCTGGTCCAGGGGCGCGGGCTACTCATGCGCGCCCGTCCCGTCGAGGAACAGATGCAGCGGCACCAGCACCGCCCGCGCCAGCCTGGCGCCGAAGCGCACGCATTCCGCCGGCTGCGCGCCCGGCGCCTGCAGCAGCACGCCCTTCCAGGCGCCGGGGGCGCCGGCGCGCGCCGCCCATTGCGTCTTTTCCAGCAGCTTGGCCAGCACCGGGTTGGCGTTGGCCACCGCCACATGGCCGAGCTGCGGCCCGACATTCTGGCTCGACGGCTCGGCCGACGGATCGTCCCAGCGCCCGCGCAGGATGCGCCCGGCCTCGTCCCGCATGGGCACGAAGCGCAGGCCATGCAGGGAAAGCACCTGGTTGGCGCGCTCGGCCCGCTCGGGCGGGATCGGCACCAGGTCGCCGGTCTGCGGGTCGGGCTCGCGCCGCGCCTGGGCGGCGGTCTCGACCAGCTCGGCGACGCTGCGCTCGCTGCGCCCGCCATCGTCCTTGAGCGGGGTGGCGGCGAGCGTCTCGATCAGGCGGAACCATTCCGGCCGTTCCTCGGCGCGGTCCGGCGCTGTCGCTTCCGCCACCAGCCGCGCCCATTCCGCCAGGCTGTCGCTGTCGGGCTCGAGGTCCTGCTCGGCGATCCAGGCGGCTGCGAGCAGCGTGCCATACTGGTCCTGCGCGCGGGGTTCGAGACCCTCGGCCGCCAGCGCCTGCCGCCAGGCCTGCAGCACCTCCGGCCAGCGCCGCCAGCCGTCCAGCGCCCGGCGGAACAGCCGCCGCCCCAGCAGGTCCAGCACCGCCGGGCGCAGCAGCGGGGCGCTGCTGCCGGGCAGCGGCTTCTGCAGCTGCAGCACCGCGATCCGGCTGGCATCCTGCGCCTTCAGCGCGGGGCGGACCACGCTGGCGCACATCGCCGTGAAGCGCACCGTCTGCACGATGGTGGTCTGATCCACCTGCGCGCGCATCACCGTGCCGCCTGTGGAGGCGATGCGCATCAGCTCCACCACGGCATTCAGCGCGCGGTTGTCCTCGCTGGGCTCGGTCTCGTCGAGGACCACGGGCCGCGCGTCGTAGTGCAGCGTGGCCCGCACCGATGGGGCGGAGGCGCTTTCGCTCATCAGCGCGAAGTCGCCGCGCTGCAGCATGTGGCCCACGGCTTCCAGCAGGGTGGATTTGCCGGCGCCGCGGGGGGCCACCAGCCACAGATGCGGCCGCCAGGCCAGCGCCCCGCAGAGGAAGCCGCAGACGATCCAGCCGAGCAGCAGCCGCGGCGCCAGCCGCGGTTCCGCCCAGCGCCAGCAGTCGAACAGCGCCAGCGCCTCGGCCGCCGGTCCGGCGGGGCCGGCCGCCTGCGGATCGGGCGCCGGGCCGCGCCACTCGGGGCGCAGCGGATAGACGCGGTTGCCGATCACGCCCACGGGGCGCTCCCGCCCGCCCACGATCAGCGTGCGGCCGAGATGCACGCGCAGATCGCCGTCCTCGCCCGGCCAGACGCCGCGGCCGTGGATGTTGTCGGCCGGCTCCCAGGACCGGCCCTGACCCTGTGCGGCCGACATCAGCGCGGCGGTGACGGCGTTGACCTCAAAATCCTTCGGCTCGCCGGTCTCCTTGTCGAAGGTTTTGGGGAAGGTCTTCTTCAGCCAGTCGAAATGCGGCGCGAAGAGGCTCGCGATGATGTTCTTGCTGTGCTGCTGCGCCGGCACCGAGACGAACTGGCCGATGGCGTTGATGTAGTGGAACACCTGCCCGTTGCCGCCCAAGGGCGTGACGGGGCAGCCCGGCGGCAGGGCGGTCGCGCCATTGTCGCGCCGGCGCGCGGCGGTGGCGAGGTGGGCGCGGATCGGCGTCGGCTCGGTCATGCCGTCTGCGCCTCCATGGCGCGCTTGAGCGCGCGGCAATGCGCGGCGGCGTCCTCCTCGCCGCGCAGCGCCGCGACGTCGCGGAAGTCTTGCTCGAGCCCGGCACGCCGCACCCAGGCCGGCACCTCGAAACCACGGCGCTTGGCCCAGGAGCGCTTGCAGGCCTCCGACATGCGGGCGCGCACCTCCGGGTCGGCCATGGCGCGCTTCACCGCTTGCGAAATCCGGGCGCGCACCTCCGGGTCGGCCATGGCGCGTTTGCTTGCCTCCGACAGGCGGGCGCGCACCTCCGGAGCAGCCAGGCCGCGCTTGATTGCCTCCGACATGCGGGCGCGCACCTCCGGGTCGGCCTTGGCGCGCTTGCTGGCTTCCGACATGCGGGCGCGAACCTCCGGGTCGGCCTTGGCGCGCTTCATCGCTTGCGAAATCCGGGCGCGCACCTCCGGGTCGGCCCAGGCGCGTTTGCTTGCCTCCGACAGGCGGGCGCGCACCTCCTGGTCGGCCATGGCGCGCTTGCGGGCCTCCGAGATGCGGGCGCGGGTCTCGGGGGTCGCCTGGCGCCGCGTCATGCCAGCCTCCGCCGCAGCCCGCCCGCCGCCATCTCGGCCAGGTGCCAGGCGTTGAAGTCCTTGTGGCCCTCGGGCGGGCGTATCTCCCGCACGCTGCGGCCCTGGCGCAGCATGCGTTCCACCGCCATCTCGCGCGCCCGCGCCGCGCCCGGGTTGTCGCCGTCGCGGTCCCAGCAGAACACCAGGTCGCGCAGCCGGTCGGGCAGCTGCAGATTGGCCATGTTGCCCACCGACACGGCGGCGATGACGCGCCATTCCGGCATGTGCAGCGCGATGGTGAGGGCATCCTCGATGCCCTCGGCGATGGCCAGCACGTCATCCTCCGGCGCCTCGCGCAGCGGCTTGCCGGACCGCCCGCGCCAGAGCGGGATGAAGCCGCCGCCCACCTGCCCCAGCACCTTCTTGGGCGCGGCAATCCCGGCCTTGGTCCAGCGCCCGGCCGGGCCGGGGGCGAGGAAGGTGCGGTGGCAGCCGATGATCGGCCCGCCGCGGGTGATGGCGGCGAGCATCGCCGGCGCCGCCTGCTGGCGCTCGGCGCAAAAAGTGTCGGCGCGGAAGCGCAGCGCCTGCGGCACCTGGCCGAGCGCCGCCAGCGCAATGCCGCGCCCGGCCAGATAGGCCGCGGCCGGCGTGCCGGGGATGGCGTGCCCGCCCAGCCACAAGGCCCGCGCCTTGCCCGAGAAGTCGCGGCTCACTTCGCTGGCCGGCACGCGGGGCGGCGGCGGGGGCGGCGCGGCTCCCTCCGGCGCGGCGCGGTCCGACAGGCCGAGATAGGCGCGCGCCCAGCGCAGCGCGGCCGCCTTGTCGCCGCGGTAGCGCGCCTGTGCCACCAGTTCCAGCATGTCGCCGCCCATGCCGGCCGCGAAGTCGGCCCACACGCCCTGCTTGGCCCCGCCGATGCAGATGCCGAGCGACTGCCCCGGCTCCCCGGCCAGCGAGCCGACGCGCCATTCCCGCCCCTCCCGCCGCCCGGCGGGGAAGAGTTCGCGCGCGATGGCCTCGGCATGGGCATTCAGCATGCGCGCGATGTCCTGGACGGAATGCAGATGCCGCCGCGCCGTCATTCCCCCGCCCCCGTGAGCGGCTGCGCCGGGGCCCGCAGAGCCGAGACCTTCCGGGCGGCCTGTTCGATCGAGCCGCAAGGGGCCGCCGCGGGGCGCTGGGGCGCGTCCGA